AGAAGACGTATCACCATCAGCATTTACAGTAGAAGCTGTGACATCCCCAACAATATCGACGCTAGTGCCGCCAGTTGCAATAGTTAATACATCTGCATCTGCATCATTTTTAATTGTTACATCGTTAGTTGACCCTTGACCTGTAAGAATTAATCCTTCAGCAGAAGTATAACCCATCGCAGCATTGTCACCAGCAGCAGTATCGCCATCTGCATTCACAGTAGAAGCTGTAACATCGCCTACTATATCAACGCTAGTCCCTCCTGTTGCGATTGTTAGTACGTCTGCATCTGCATCATTTTTAATTGTTACATCGTTTGTAGAACCTTGCCCTGTAAGAATTAGACCTTCAGCCGAGGTAAATCCTATCGCTGCATTGTCCCCTGCGGATGTGTCACCCGTAGCCTCTAGCGTTGCTCCCGTGATTACCCCAGAAGCGGTCAAGGTTGCTGCGGTGGTTGTTCCTGTTAAGTCCAGATCAACAAGCGCATCAGCTACCGCTGCACCTGATCCCGCACCATCCAAGTAAACTGCCTTGACTGCTCCGTTACCAATATTTACCGTTGCACCAGAGCCTTGCTTAATTGTGATGATCTGAGAACCTGTTGTTGCGTTCTCAATAAACATCAGCCGCGATATTGTATTTGGCCCGATAGTTAGCTCTCTCGTCGTTGAAAGCGTAGCAGATGATGTTACTTTAAAATAAATCGAACGGGCTGGATCTGTTGATCCATCAGCAACAGTTGTCGTTGCATTAGCGTCACTAGAGAAACAATCCTGTGTACCAAAACTTAATGCTTCTGCAATTAGCTCTAGATTAGTGTTTGTTTCTGACCCCCACGTACCTGAAGAATCTCCTGTGGCGATCTCTTTTAATCTTAAATCATTTACATAAGTTGCCATGTTATAAACCTCATGCGGCTATGCCTGTTGGTGTTACTATATCTTGCCACGCTGGCGTTTGCGATGTATCGATTGGCCCCCAGACATTAACGGGTCTGATTGACCCGCTGGCTGATACGCCTGTAAGGCTAATTGTTACTGATATGCCTACAACTTCAGTGCCAATTGCACCAGTCGCTGAAACACCTGTTAAAGTTACATTTGCAGCCCCGCTTACTGTAACGCTACCTAAACCACTTGTACCTGCAACACCAGTGACATTTATATCATCAGGCGTTCCCCAGCCATCTGTTCCCCAACCAGCGCGGCCCCATCCCGTAATCGAAGACATCAGGCAATCCTGATAATTGCGTTACTCGCGTCTGCGGTAGGAAAGGTAATCGTAAAGTCACCTGCCGTTGCAGTCTTGTCTCCACCAAAATCCAACACACACACCGCTCGATCTGAATTGGTGTCATTATAGATTAGTGCGCCCCTAGCTGTAATCGTTACCGTAGAGAACGTCAGGTTCGCAAAATCGGTAAAGCCTGTCGTACCACTAGAGTCTGGGTTGATGTTTGTTAAAGCTGCACCAGCGGCAGTATAGTTGGTTCCGCTTGCCTCATTGGAAGTCGTATAGGCTGTCGTACCCGCCCCCAGACTTGCAGAACTTGTGTACAAAGCCAATTTAAAGCTGTTGCCGCCACTTGCCAAAAAATTGTGTTTTGCTTCAAGCAACTCTTTCTTAAAGCTAGTACACATAGCCTGAGATATAGCCATTACAATCTCCTAATTATGTCTGCCATTTCTTTCTGTTGATTTTTTTCCAGCATCGCTGTCAACGTGGTTCTATCGCTTTTTATTGCTTCCACCATATAAAACAACACCGCTGTATAAACCTGATCTTTAAAAGCCTGCGCCTGTTCCTGAATTGCAGGATGCGAATTGCTGCCAACAGAAACAATCCTGTTGGTCGCTTTTTCTGCCCAGAACTCCACATCATGACCTTTGTGTTTGGTTGTCGAAACATCAACGATAGGTGTATCAGGCAAGTTCATGCTAACTTCAAACATCAGGATCGTGACTTCCTGACAGTGCCTGACCTATAACTGTCTGTTGTGTTGTAACCCTCACCCAGAGACTCCAATCTTTCTAACGATTCATCATACTTAGCCTGATACAACTGCATCAAATCAGGGTCGCCTTTGAGAAATATATAACCCTCAACAAGACACCCATAAAGAAGAGCATTTGCCGCATTTGTTCCTAACCAACTCGTTCCATCTGATGTCACTGTTATCGACAGGGGTTTATAAAAATAATGTAACTCGGTTGTAAAATCTGCGTTAGGCGTTGGGCCAAGTATAAACGTAGTGTCATCAAATAACGCATAATACTTTGGCACACCCGTTGTCGTACTCACTGGATACGCCTGTCTGATAAAGTTAACGTCTTTGTTTAAAAGATACTCGTAACCACTGTTATCAAGTGCTAAAGAATAACTTGCAAGAAAGTCATCTGGCGTATTGAGATACTCCTGATTAGCCGTTATCGAACCTGTGACATTTCTTCTGAAGTTAGGAAGCTGAACTGACTTCAGTATCCTTTCCTCAGCACGGACGATAATCAAAGGAAGCTCTGCAACGAATGTTTCTTCAGTCGTTTCCAGATAATCCTGAATAGACGCTTTTAATGTGGTGAATGTCCACGCCATATCACTTACTCTTTACGGCAGCTTTTTTTGCTGGTTTTTTCTTTGGCTTTGCTTTTGCAGCCGCCTTTTTGACTGGTTGCATTTCAGCAAGTTTTGCATCCGCTTCTGATTTGGTCATCGGGGCAAAAACGACAATGTCGTACTCACCGTATTCACCGATTTCACCGTTTGGGTATTTAGTGCCAATCTGATAGACAGGCTCTCCTGAAGCAAAATTACCGTTTTGAAACACTTCTAGCTTTGCCATAATCAATACCTTAGCTGATTGTTATTGTAACCCTTCCAACTTCACCAGTGATATCAAGACCCACCGTTCTGCTTCCAAGCTCTGTCACGCCACCGCCCACTGGATTAAACGCAAAAAACGACCTGCTTTCAACAAGCGATCTGTCTGGCCTTGGGTTTCTCAAGGACTGGTTGTCCGTCAGATGCAGTTTACCAAGCTGCAACTGGGGCTGATCTTGGTCAACAACGTCTCTACCAACCAGCAAACCAGTCGGTCTCTGGTTGAGTATTTGCGGAACCAGATCAGTTAACTTGTAACGAAAGCCTGTTCTGTCGCAAAAACCAAAAGCGTACTTGCCTTTTGTTCTGCTCAATTGGTGTAGCCTCCCGGCGATACAAAGAGCGAAGCCTTGTCCCTGTCAGAATCAGACGCGAGCTTGAACTGCTCTTCATACTCTGTTTTTAACATCGTTGATCTTGGATTAGCCTCTGCATATTTCAGCGATACCTGATACGCTAATCCCGCAACAAGACAAGGCAAAAACCTTGATGGCACACTCATGGTATTTGATGCTGGTTTTCCAGCATCCTCAATGCGTCTCATATAATAATACTCAAAGGTGTACGTTTCCTGAGAATCAGGCACAGGCCACAAGTTAATAATAATCCCAGTCGCTGTCCTTTCGACAAAGAATTCAGTTGGCTTGCTTTGCGTTAATTTGTTGGATAACTGGGCGTACTGCGATACCGATATGCGGGTGAGAGACTGATCAAACTGACTGGTCACATTGCCGCTATTTGTCCTGACAAACGCCTCAACTATATCCAGTACGTCAGAATCTAACGTATAGGCTGAAGTCCCGCCCGTAAGTGCCTGACTTTTGGACTGTACAGTCCACAGATTCAATCCTCTGTTCTGCCACTCTAACATTAACAAGTTAATACTACGCCTAGCTGTTCTGTAATCATAACCACTACGCATCTCAAGGCCAGCCCTTTCAAAGGCTTCCTCCATTGCATCACCAAGGTCAAGGTCAAATGTATACGTTCCGCTTGTCGCCATTATTTTTTACCAAATTTTTGCTTTTGTGATTTAGGTGGGCTTTTCTTACTGCCGCCTTCACCACTCCAGAAAACCTTGTTTGCCCAATAAGCTGCGCTTGTCGGCCCCTTTTTAATGTTCTTCGCGTGTCTAGCCTTGAAGCTCTTTCTAGCTTCCTTGGAATAGTTGTGACCCATCTTCTGGTCACCAAACCGTATTAACTTGACTTTGCCTTTGTCACGAACCGCAACCACCGCCTTCTTGGTTTTGTGGTTGGGCGTTCTTTTTGGTTTGTTGAGACCTGTTAAACCAACCTTTTTAAGCCTGTTCTTTTCGGCATCTGTTAAGCTCATTTGCGATGTCTCGCTGTCTTTTTAGCTATCTTTTTTGGTTGCTTGCTATGCTGCTTGCCTTTCTTGGTATCCGCTCGTTTCTTTCTTGACGTAGCGGCATACTCTTTGTCTGTTAGCGCATCCCTTGCCGCCTTTGGTAAATACCGTTCACCAGTGGCTTTTTTACCCTGAGTGGATGGTTTGCCTGACTTGGTTCCCCATTTCTGCTTTGTCCATTTCTTCAAAGACTTCTGGGATTTTTTAAGCGTCATGACTTGTAGCCACCACCTGCATCTTTGTAAGCCTTAGCCAGCATCTGTGCTTTTCGGGCAGACCATTGACCGGGTTTCCCACCTTTGCTGCCAGCCTTGATGCGATTAAACTGTCGTTTACGCATTTCTGGTTTGGTGTAGTTACCTGCCTCGTTTACGCGAGACTTTGCTTTTGGCTTTGCCTTGGACTTTGCTTTGGGTTTTGCTCTGGATTTTTTTTGTGCCATTTCTAGACCTGTTCTTTGTCTGTGATGTTACACGCAAATTACTCGCCTTGTTATTCTTGGTGTTCCTGTCCTTGTGATCTACGTCCTTCTTATCACCTTTCTTAACAAGACCTTTTTTTTCCATAATGTCCCTAGCGGCATTACGGTTAGCTCGGCGTTTCTTCTGCTTAGGCTTTGAGTGATAATTCTGATACTCAGCCTTGTAGTTTCTAGCCATAATGCTTGATAACTTTCATGCAAATAGTATAGATGTCACCGCTGCTATGACCTATGGTTGTAAAGTCAATGTCACCCGTCACACCACTGCCTGCATTATTAGGTATCCCAGAGAACTCTGAAAAGTCAACAGTATCAGCGTAATCAGCTATACAAAGCCAAGCCAGAACATTTGTGCTTGCATCAAAATCTATCCTGACACTCATACCTGCCGTGCTGTACCATATTTTCTGTATGGTGACAGACGTACAAGACTGCTTGGTAACAGGATCAGCATTTAAAGCGGAGACATCTATCTTCTTAACAGCAGACTCTCCTGATCCATCGCTTACGTTAGTAAACTTGAAAACAGCAAACTGTGGGCCATCATTTATCGTCTGTGTTGCAACTGCATCAGCCATTTAAACTTCCTCACTGTAATAATTGGGACGGCTGACCAAGGCCAGCCTCCTCATGTGAATTTACTGATCAGCAAATGCAGGCGCAGTTGTGCTCGTAACATTTCCGAAAATTTGATAATTCGTCGTGTTTAATCCAACGATGGTTACATCAAATCCGGCAGGCACATTCAACTGTATACTGCTGTTTGAGCTTCCGTTAGAAAATACTGAGCTAATTGAGTCGCCATCAGTATCTAGTAAGGTCACACCACCAATATAAAAGTTACTATTTCCGGGGGTGATAATGAGCGCATCAGTTGCATCAGCCGCTCCACCTGCATAAACAAACCTGAAAATAGACCCTGCTATGGGTGCAGGTAACGTGTAGGTGTTGTCCTGACCGCCATCTGGGACGAGAAGAATCCTTCCGCTATGCGTGGCGTTGGTAAGAGTGACGTTGGAGTCAGCAAGACTTACAGGGCCGTCACCGACAGTGACTACCTCAGTAATTGCACCTGTCGTGGTGTTTTTGCTGACGGTTTTGAAAGTACTTTCGGAGCGTACCGCTCCAGTAAATGTAGTATTACCCATGTGGTTCTCCCTGTCTGGGTTAGTCTGCTATTGTTAAGCAGTCAGGAATAAGGAAAAGGGGAGCTAGGCTCCCCCTTCCGTGAAACGGTTTATGCTCCGGGCGAACCGTAAATGCCCAAGGGATCGGAGACCCCGAAAGAGTAACGCTCTCGCGCCTTGTACCGAACATTTCCAGTGTCAAAGTCACCGTCCATGCTGGTCTCTAGAGCCGTTCTTTCAAAATGCTTCATACCGTTAGGTATATCGGTGAGAAGGTAAAAAGCGTTGGTGTCAGTCAGATAGTGATTGACAGAGTAACCTTCTGGAATCGCACCCATATTACGGATAGCATTGATGTCGTTGTCGGCTGTCGCCACACGCTGGGTTGTTTCCAGCAGACGGTCAGCAGTAAACATCAGGTTAGGTGGAACAATCAAACGAGTTGGTCGCGCTGCGATAAGCAGGCCACGCTCATCAGTGTAGGCCGCAATCTCAATGATCGCATTCTCCAGAGATGTCTCGTTCAAGTCAGCCGCAGTTGCGGGACGGTTGCTGTTCTTACCGCCGTTAACCAAGGGATGACCGTCTCCACCAGTAACACCATCACCAGATGCAGTGAACAGGTTGACCCCGTCACCCGTCTGGAATGCGTTAGTGAAGCCGTTGTTTAGAGGAAACGCAGCTTTTACCTGCTTGGTATAAGCCATAGCACGGGCAAGTGCCTTGGTATAACGTGCAGAAAGCGAGTCATAGAGATTATCTTCCATCGCCTCTTCAGTTATAGCAAAACCCATCGCTATTGTTTCGTGATTATACCTTGCGGTGAAAGACTCTTGCGCTGAATCATAAGAGATTGCAGAACCTTCGTTTTTCACTGGCGCAGCGGCAAAACCACTCAGCTTGACTTCCTCTTCAAATGAACGATCAGAACTCTCGGTTTCATAAATAAGAGTGTGTTCGTCCTCGTACTTTTCATACTCCAAACCAAAAAGGGCGTTAAGACCCGGAAGGAGTTCTTTAAGCATTTGTGCTCTTGAAATAGCCATTTCTTATAGCTCCTTATACGCCAAGTTTAGTTTCGTAAGCATGACTGAGCGGCAGATACGTCACAATACAGTCGGTGAAAGCATCACCAACAGCACTGCTTGGGCCGTCCACAAAGTCAACTACACGAAGCGGAAGAGTGTTAGTCGTTGCAATTGAACCACCATCCAAGGCATTCTTGCTTCGACCGATTGAGGTTGAACCTGCTGTGTTAACCGCAGAGATGTTGTTGCCAAGCCCAGTCTGAGCTATAGCTTCGTCACCCTGCATACGGAATAACAACTTAGGATCATCGCAGACATAAGCCATAATATCACTAGCGGCAGTAGACGCTATGAATTGCTGGTTAAATGTCAACTGGTTTGTGTTGGGATCAGTGTACGAACATCCCATGAAAATGCCAACTGTGCCAGCAACAACCGATGTTGTCACAGCCGCTTTTTCTACAGTTCCAGAAGAAACGATCTTAACGAAATCACCATAAAATATAGCAGTTCCGTAACCGCTTGCAATCTTTATGTGTCGAACTTTTCCTGTAAAAGAGCCGCTCGCACTAAGAGTGTCAACTGGTTCTGCGCCCATAGGGGTTGCAGTGGTAGCCATGTTTGGCCTCCTTTAGTTACAAGTCTTAGTTGAGGAGCTTACTATTAAGTTAACTCCTTCCAAAAGTTGTCCTTGTACTCCGCTCTGGTTTCATGAGCGGCATCCTCGGATCATTTTCGCGCAAGTAATTGTTATCCACAGAGTCCATCTGGTTCTGGGCAATCTTCTGGAAATGCTCTGTTCTCGCTGCCACTTTCTCATCTGGCATCTTACAAAGCAACAAGCCACCTACCTCCAGACCTTCCGTAAAGCGGGAGCCAACATCCGAATCCATCAACATTTCGGGGTGGTCTGCTTTTTTGCAAGCTACCCAGCCTTCCCTGAACATTCTGGAAACGTGGGTATTGTCTGGCTCACCAAGGGTGCTAGTCCTAATCCACCTGAACGTCCAACCCGGAACGGGATCTGGATTAGGTAGAATAGAAGCTGGAACCCATGAGTCGTTAGGTCTTGCTTCCTCTTGACGCGATTGTTTGTTTCTGGGTTTGCGCTCTTCAGTCATCTCAAGCTCTCCTTGTAGAACTCTTTGGCATACTGTTCGTTTGTGATCCCAAGTTTCTTGGCGAGAGAAACCTGAGAGGGCTTTAGCTTCAATTTGCGCGGTTTAGCACCATTATTCCTGTTGGACGGTGCTACTACCGTGGAAGTTTGGCTGGCAGTCGAAGTCGCGGTAAGCCCATCAGAATCGCTATCCTGCCATCCAAATTTTGGATACGCCTCTCTCATACCTGAGTCTATGAACTCAAAGTAATCTGGCGTATTTGGTTTTATCTTCCTGTCCAAGACGGCTTCTTCATGCAACCCATATGC